AAACAACACGCTAAACACCAACGAAGTAAAGAACAGTTCGGCTGCTGAAGTTGAATTCAGCAGGCTCGAAATCCAAGACCGTCGTACGGTGTTCTCCCAAATTGCGGAGAACCCGTCCTTGCCACACCGCCTGACGATTAGTCATCAGGAGGTCGGCAATGGGTTGAAGCAGCGTCGTCGTTCGCTCGTTCGGGTAGATAAAACTACCCTGTCCGGCGTCGATAACGTTACTCCGATCACGACTTCTGCGTATCTCGTTCTTGATTTCCCAATTGGGGGATCTACGAGTACCGCTGAAGCTGCCAATGTCATCGCTGAGGTTCTGTCGTTCTGTGCCACTACTGGCGCTGGAACGACCGTCCTCTTCGATGGCACAGGCAACGGTGCCAAATCTCTTATCGAAGGTGGCCTCTAAAAGCCACCCCGGTAAGAGACTGTTCAATCATAGCTTCCGACGGCAAGTTAGTCTCGGTCGTACAGCTAACGCTGTACAACTAAAACTGCACTTGGGCGTAATTAATTTTACGCTAAGTTTCGGATGGTCCAAAAGGACCATCTGATTCTGTCTGTCGGTGACCATGCCGGCCGGCCCACGAAGGGCCGGCCGGTGCTGTGGTGTTCTACTGTACCTGCGTCAAACGAATATCAGGTAATCGATAGCGCCGGGGTAGCCAAACCTGTCTACAAAGACAGGCTGCAAATGCTGTGGGATCTTGTATCTCACAGAAGTGCAGATGGCTTCCTCGTCCGTTATCGGTCTACTTGGATCGATTGACGAAGGGTCGAAGAAGCTTCCCTTAATGAGACAATGGACAAACTTGAATTGGTTTGTCCTTTTGTTTCCGTTAGGTTGGCTTCTCTCGAACTTAGTAGGTTGTGGTTTCATACTACTTCCTATTTGGTACATGAGTCGTTGGGATGGATCACGGCGTGGACATGCTCTAGGAGACATACCTTATGGATGTCAATAAGAGCCTAGATGAAAGTAAACTCATCGCTGCCTACGTTCGTGACGTCTTAACAGATGCTCACGGATTAGGTCTCGAACCTCGCAGTGTACGACTAACATTAGATAAGTTAGCCAAACGTCTGCGCTTTGAAGGAGTAGGGTTTTTGACTAAAACCCTACCCCGTCTGGTCAAAGCCTTTGACAAGGCTTTGACGCATACACAAAAACTGAACGCTACTGAGTTGGGTTTCTCAACCCTTCCCGGTAGTGAGCTTCCTAGGTTTCTAGGTGAGCTCTTCAGTCGCGTGTTGCAACCAGATGGATCTGTCCTTCAAGAACCGTGCGCTAAATCAGTCCTGGCGATACGAGAGATCTGCTACTTGTTTTACAAGTACGAGCTCCCGTATACAACAGACCAAGAACGAACAGTCATCGATCGGTTTGTCAAGACCGACGAAGACCTATCAGCTGTTAACGCAGACCTCCAATCCTTGGAGGATTTGCTTAACCACCACGATCCCCGTTCGCATCCCAATAGTGGGCCGAACGAGCGTTTTATCGTGGCTCGTCGTGCAAGGAAGATTCTTTCGAATCTCTTTGCATTCTTCGACCCTTCTGACATCCGCCCACGGCACGGACCAGGCGCTGTTGCTACTAAGCAGCAACGCTCTGAGAAGTTCCTGTGGCGTAATGTCAGTAGTCGAATCACGGACGTTTACCCGTTTGACGCATATTTTTGTGCGTCATTTGGACACGTCTGTGACACCTATAACTCCTTTACAGGGGTTACGGATGAGTCTTTACCGGCGCGCGTTGTGCTCGTCGCTAAAGATTCGCGAGGACCGCGTCTGATCTCTTGTGAGCCCGTTGATTATCAATGGGTCCAGCAAGGGTTAGGACGTAGTCTAGTTGAGTTGGTGGAGTCTCACAAGCTTACGAAAGGGCTTGTTAACTTCACCCACCAGTACCCTAATCAGTGCGGAGCCCTTTGGGGTTCCCA